CCAGAAAAACTATTGCCGTTATCAGTGAAAATATTGCAACGCAACAAAAAAATAAGACTTCATAACAAAGGAACACCTATTCGTAACTGGTTACATGCCGATGACACAGCAAACGCTGTTGTTGCAATCATTAACTCTGGAGTCAAAAACGAAATTTACAATATTGCAGGTAATTGTGAGCAAGCCAATATCGATACTGTAAAACAAGTTATCGACGCATATTATGAAACAAATGTCAAAGACTACGAAAAGTTTTTAGATCTTTCTTTTGTTAGAGAAGGTCAAGATGTTCGTTATGCTTTGAATGATTCAAAGTTAAAAGCTCTTGGTTGGCAACCGAAAAAATGCTTTGAAGAAGAAGTAAAAACTATTGTAAAGTATTTTAAAACACACTACAGGTGGTGATATGAAATACGTTTTTGATATCGATGGTACCATATGCACTAACACAAACGGGAAATATTGTGATGCTAAACCATATATCGAACGAATAGATAAAATCAACAAACTTTTTGATCAAGGAAACGTAGTTGTATTCCACACAGCCCGAGGTATGGGTAGCAGCAACAACAATATATTTGAAGCGTACAATAAATGGTATACGTTAACAGAATCGCAACTCAAAAGTTGGAACGTTAAATATCATATGCTGGTAATGGGTAAACCTTCTGGCGATTTCTATGTAGATGACAAAGGAATAAACGATGAAAAATTTTTCTGATATCAAGTTCGTGCCTAAAGGCTGGGGATACGAAAAATGGATTGTCAACAAAGAACAATACTGTGGAAAAATTCTTTTCTTTGTGAAAGGTAAAAAATGTTCTTGGCATTATCATAAGATAAAAGACGAAGTTTTTTACGTTCACTCAGGAAAGCTTCAAGTAACTTATGGTTATCAAGATGACATAACAAAAACAGAAACTGTTATCCTAGAAAAAGGTGACAATTTTCATGTTCCTGTTGGTATGCGTCATCAGATGTTGGCTTTGGAAGATACAGAAATGTTTGAATTCTCAACTCAACACTTTGATGAAGACAGTTATGCCATAATCAAAGGTGACGTTATTTCGAAATGAAACATTTATAAACCAAGGTCATAGAATAGTTCTGATCAACACGGAGCTTTACATATGATCGAAGATTCTGATTTGGTAATCGAAACATCCAAACCTGTTAAAAAGCATAAAATCTTAATGCTTTCTGACCATCCACTCTGCACCTCTGGTGTAGGTGTGCAAGCAAGATTTCTTATTCAAGGTCTACTAAACACTGGACGGTATAGCTTTCGTTGTTTGGGTGGTGCAGTCAAACACCCAAGCTATGAAACAATCATGCTTAATCCAGACTTCGTGATTAAACCTGTTGATGGTTTTGGCAACCACGAAATCATTCGCAATATCTTGATTAATGAACGTCCTGACGCTGTGCTTCTTTTCACCGACCCAAGACAGTTTTTCTGGCTTTGGGATATCGAAGACGAGATTCATCAAATCTGTCCAATCACTTATTGGCACGTTTGGGACAATGATCCGTACCCAGACTACAACGACGTATGGTACAAGTCCACAGACCTTATCAACTGCCTTTCATATAAAACATATGAAATGGTGAAGTCAAAGTTCCCAGAACGTACAAACTATATTCCACATGCCTTCCCAAAGGAAGTTTATTTCCCACTTCCAGAACAAACAAAGGCAGATCTTCGCAAGAAGAACTTTGGAGATCGTGCAGATTGGTTTGTTGGTACATGGGTTAATCGTAATGCAACCCGCAAGATGCCAAACGATGTTCTTAATGCATGGCGAGTGTTCCTTGATCGTCTACAAGCCGAAGAAGGCCATCGCAAGGCTGTACTAATCATGCATACAGACCCAAACGATGTTGAAGGTCCAAACCTTATCGCTGTCACAGAAAAGCTTGGGATTAATGAGCATGTTATGTTTTCAACCCAAAAGGTTGATTTTAACGATATGAACGCTCTTTACAACATCACGGATTTTACGGTTAACGTTTCCAAGGCCGAAGGATTTGGTTTAGCCACACTGTCTGCCATGATGGCTGGCAAGCCTATTATTGCTCTTAAAACAGGTGGTTTAACTCGTCAAGTTGTCGATCATCGTGACGGTTCAGAACATGGCGTAGCTATTGAACCAGCAGCACGAACCTTGGTTGGTTCACAAGCTGTTCCTTACATTTACGACGATCACGTAAACTATCTTGACGTTGCCGAAGCTTATTGGAAGCTTTACAAGATGACTCCCGAAGAACGAAAAGCTTTGTTTGAAAAGAACATTGCTTATTGTGATTTTGAGTTCAGTTATGAAAACATGATTAAGCAATGGGACGAAACATTGGATAAGTGCATCAGTGAATGGAAAACTAACAAACCAAAGAGTTGGACATGTGAACAACTTCGCCCGTTTGGTAAATGATAGGAAGGCTATAAGACAATGAAATCTGTACTACTACGTGCTCCACTACTTACAAAATAATATATCTGTGTGAACTCCGTAACCACCAACTACTTATTGGAAGGATATGGAGTTCATACAATGAGCAATAAAGCTAAAAAGAGAGTCGATAATAGACCAGCATTATCTCAAAACCTAGTTGATGGTTTTTTAGATTGTCAGTTGTGCAATCAGAAAAAAAGATGGAAAGGTGGAAGTTTTACCCGCCATTTACAATCCGTTCATCAACTCACAACTTCTGCTTACTATATTCAAATTTATGGCAACAACTGGAAAAGTTGTTTGTGTGGATGCGGCGAGGAAACAGCATGGGAATCCCGTGAAGGATATTACAAGGGATACATATCTGGTCACAACTATCGAGGTAAAACTAAAGAAACAGATTTGACTGTGGCTTTAAGAACGACCAAAATGATTCAGAATGAAAAGTGGCTAGAATCAACTTTTAAAAAAGGCCAGAAAGCTTGGAATAAATGTTCAACTGATGTTGAATATTTACAAAAGCTTTTCAAAAGAACGAAACTCAGCCTAAAAACTTCCGGTATCAAAAAAGGAAAATACGAATCTCAGAAGTCTGGGATTTTATTCTATTATGATAGTGGTTGGGAACTAGAGAGAATGAAGTTTTATGACGCCGAGCCGTCGATATCCTCATGGAGTAGATGCGATGATTTGATCCCGTATATCGACACAAACGGACAAAAGAGACATTATAATCCAGATTTTATCATAAAATATGGAGAAGGTAAAATCAGAATAGAAGAAATAAAAGGTGGCAGATTTGGAGAATCTACACACTGTAAGTTACAAGCTGCTAATGAATATTACAAGAATATTGGATATGAATACATTGTGATTACTAAGAGACAAGATTCTTTTATTCAAGTACCACTAGATTTATTCCTACAAAAGAAAGAAGTTTAATATGAAATCAGTTCTTTTAAGAGCACCTTTGTTGGTTCATGCAGGCTATGGTGTTCATGCCCGTCAAATCGCCCGCTGGCTTTTTCGTGTGGCAACAGAAACACATCAACTAGACATTACCACAGAACCACTCGGTTGGGGTAAAACTCATATGATTGTTGATACTGAAGCGGAAGATGGTCTTATTGGCCAGATTCTTCAAGCATCAGGAAACAAAAAGAACTTTTACGATGTAACCATTCAGCTTCAACTGCCAAACGAATGGAATCCTTTCCTTGGAACGTTTAATGTTGGAGTAACAGCAGGTGTAGAAACTGACAAATGCAATCCAGCTTGGATCGATTGCATCAACCGTATGGATATGGTTATTGTTCCAAGCGAGTTTACAAAGCAAACTTTTCTAAACACAGGGGAAGTAACTGTTCCTATCGTTGTTGTACCAGAAAGCTTCCCAGATAGCTTACTCTCTGACGCTATTAGTTTGGATCTTGGCTTGACAACAAAGTTTAACTTTCTAGTTGTTGGTCAGTTAACTGGTAACAACACAGAAAATGATCGTAAAAATTTAGCTTACACGATGAAATGGTTGGCAGAAACGTTTGCTGATTGTCCCGACGTTGGTATTGTTGTTAAAACAAATTCTGGGGCACAAACACAACTCGACAAGCAAAACATTAGGAATATTTTTTCTAAATTGGTTGAAGAAGTTGTTGGACCCAAGAACAAGGGACCAAAGTTTTATCTTCTTCACGGTCATATGTCAGATGAAGAAATGCATGGACTTTATACACATCCAGACATAAAGGCTCTTGTAACGTTTACTCACGGCGAAGGATATGGTTTACCTATCATAGAAGCTGCCGCTTGCGATCTTCCAGTTATTGCAACAAACTGGAGCGGTCACTTAGAATTCCTTAGACATGGAAGATTTATTCCTGTCGAATATAACCTAATGACTATTCCAGAATCTAGAGTTGACAATCAAATATTCGTAAAGGATACGAAATGGGCAAATCCTGTTGAGTTTGATGCAAAACAAAGATTGAAGAAGTTTTATTCTGGTGCTCAGATTCCAAAACAATGGGCAACAGAGCTTGGAAAAAAAATTCGAGAACATTATTGTTTTGATGCTGTTGCTCGTATTTATTCTGAAACATTAGATGAGCAATTGAAAGAAAACAAATGATAGGTTATTTATTAGCGTTAATATTAATAATTGCTTTAGTATTTGTAGTTTATCATTCAATTAGATGGGCCAAGATTATTTTTATAGTAGAAGATGATCTTGCTGATGCAATTGAGATTCATGAAAGAACATTGAAAACATTAGAAGATATCGTTAAAACTCCGATGTTTTTTGATAATCCACAAACAAAAGCAGCAGTTGACGAAGCCATGGAAAATGTAAAAATGTGTCAGACAGCGACACATAAGCTTATTCAGAATTTTACACAACGTAGCAAGCAACGTTACATAAGGCTTGTGGATGAAGAAGAAGCGGAATGACTCCAACAGGTAAAAAGCTTATCAAACGTAAGCCAAAAGGCGGAGCTTCACCACAAGAATTTTATTTCAACGCTAATACTCAAAAAGCTATTGTTGATTATAAAGCCGAAACAATTCCTTCCAAGCGAAATGAAATATATGTGAATGAGATACTTCCAGCTTTCAATAAGCTTGTAGAAAATTTAATCAACGTATATGGTTTTCAGATTCAGTATGAAAGCAAGGCAGATTTACAAAATGAATGCATTGAGTTTTTATATGGTGTAATTACAAAATTTGATGCAAGTAAAGGTACCAAAGCATTTTCTTATTTCAATGTTGTTGCAAAACATTGGCTTATCATTAAAAGCAAACAAAGCGTTCGCAATATTCATGTGTTTACTTCGATTGATGACACAGAAGCTTTGTCGCAACATGATTTAGAGACAATAGAAAGCCACAGCATTTCACCTTCTCCAGAAGAAAGCTTGGTTGATGAATGCGATCATCAAAAGATTAAAACAATATTAGAGTTTATTTCTTCAAATACTGTAACCGAGAACGAAATCGAATGTCTTAAAGGAATCAAAATGTTATTCGACAATGTTAACGAACTTGATTTTCTTAACAAACGAGCCATAATGCTTTATTTAAGAGAAATAACCAATCTTTCTCCAAAACAATTATCTGTTGTACTTTCACTTATGAAACGATACTACAAGTCCGCTAAAGAAGAATATAACATAAATCAGTAACTCGATAAACAAGAAACATTAAATTCATTGAAACCATGATAAATTTTGAAGAAATCGAAAAAGATAATCCAACAGGACAAGAATTAATCAAAAAAACCGATTCAGATCTTGAAGTATTTTCTGATTTATTGAATTCGATTACAACAATAGACGAGCGTTTAAAACTTTTATGGAAACAAATCTATGAAAATGCTTTAATTGACAGAAGAAATGCTTATATGATTTGGACCGATTTATATCTTCAAGTTCATGGTAATCCTGAACAACATGTTATTCATGGTGATCATATGGCAAAGTACATGGAGAGAATGGAAAAAGCTAACACTCAACTTTTAAAACTAGCCGAATTGGTTTATAAAGCTAAAGATAAACAAGAAGACGAAGAAATACCAAATAGTCATTCTTTATTCGATAAGATCAAACGTAATAGCAAGGAATAAGTAATGACTGCTGAAAACGTTAACGTAGGGAGAATTTTAGCTGGGGCTACTTCTCCCACTTTAGACCTATCAAGGATGGTGTTAAACAGTCAAATGGCTGGTTCACCACCAATATTCCAACGTGCAACTGTTGAAGAAGTTATATATAATCCAAAAGATTTAACGTTTGAAGATCGAGATCGTATAAAGCGTTTGGTTGTTAATCCAGAAGAAGTAGAACAAGCTCCTGCCAATAGTGTTATCGCAACAGCAATCTCTGAAGGTGTGAGCGATTCTACTCCCACCAAGATTCTTATTGCTCCTTTTTTCCAAAGCCATTTCATGCTTCCAATACAAGTTGGAGAGCAAGTTACAGTTGTATTTGAAGACTTCCAAAAATACGGCTGGAAAGGTGCCAAGTGCTTACACGAAGTCCAGAAGGTTTACCTGTTGAAGATCCAAATTTTACACACAACGATAGAAGATTCAACCAAGAATATTTCGAGACAACTCGTGTTAGTCAATCGTTAAACAGAAGTGTTAGTACATATGTTCCATATTTTCCAAACGGTGGTAATCAAAACAATACAACAACATTACCACAAAACGATACAACAAATCCATATGATACTATATTTCAACTATCCCGCACAGGAAGCTTACAACATGCTTATGAAGTAGTACCTCGCTGGACAAAAAGACCACAAGAGTTTGTAATTCAAGGCATGAATAACTCTTTAATCATGCTTGGTAGAGATCGTGTTGGGTACGTATCAGGTTCTGCTGTAGAACAAAAAAACTATGCTGGAACAATTGATATTGTAGCTGGCAGAAGTCGTTATATATTAGATCCGTCAGATCGCACTATCCCCAGTGTTCAAGCTTCTCATAAAGGTACAAGCCCATTTGTTGTTACAAACTCTCGTGGATTAAAAGAAATTGATAAAACTCCTAGATTAAATGGCAGAGTAGAACAACTTAAAGAAGGTGACCCAGATTTTATTCATGATGCTGCAAGAATTTATGTCAGCATGAAAACTCTTGGTGATACCAATTTTAAAACAGCAAAAACAACGCAAGGAGCAGTTAACGACGCATTAAAACCAGAAGGTATAAACTATAGCCCAAATAGCTTATATCCCGTTCAATTTAATTCTTCTAGTACTAATGTTGGTAGCGCCTATATCGTTAACAAAGCTGATCACATTAGGTTTATTGCAAGAAGATCCGTACCAAGTGAAGACAGCTTGGGCGATGTAATATCTGGTTCTGTTTTGATTTTAAAAGAAGGAAAAAATAGAACACCAGAAGATTTAAATGCTGGAGCAGCGGATACAGATCATTTGGCTTATTTGTATATGAGTCCAGAAGGTCGTGTTCAAATTGACGGAATGCAAATATTTCTTGGTGGAGCAGCGATTAACACAAATCCCGCACCTTCAAATCCTTTTGCTCCTTTTCCAGATACACCACGTAACCAAAACGGAGCAAGTGATGCTCTTAGCGTTGGTGATCAAAATACGTTTGCTGGTGCAGAACCCTACATTAAATGGAGCGAGTTTAAAAAAGTAGTTGAAGGTTTGCAACGTCAAATCGATGCTCTACAAACAGCTTATTCTGGTTTGGTTGATGATTTAGGAGCTGCAAGAGTTAATGTTTCCACTCATGGTGGTCCAAACTCAGCATGGGAACCGTTGTATAATAGCAGCGATATCAAACGTACAAACCTTAACCAAAAAATAACTGATGCTAGAACTAAAACTAACCAAGCCGTATATAAATCTAGGTCCGCTAAAATCTTCGGACAATAATTTTTAAAACGTCCCCTCCCTATTTAACATGAGGAATTTGCAATGGCTTTAGAAGACATTATAAGGGACAGACAAAGATTAGCTAGCGAGCAAAATACACGAGTCAGTGACTTAACTAATAAGTCTGTAACCAGAAGTCAAGTAATTATTGTTAGTCAAGCTATTGGTGGATTACCTGCACCAGTTAATATTGCTGCCAGAGCTCTTGGTGAGGGTTTGTTCGCAGCTTTTAATGTTCCAGTTAATCCTATACGTCATCCTGCTAGTTCTGATGAAGATACAAAAAAGCTAATGGCATATACTATGGCTTTTGCAATATTAAAAGCAATGTGGTGTTTCATAAAAAGTATTCTTAATCCTTTACCAATAATTGGTTCTTTTTTCTCTCTTTGTTCTAACGGGAGTGACACAGAGAATATTGTTTTGAATACGGCTTCTTCAGCTTTTGATTCAGTGTCGAGTAATTCTTCAATTAACATACAAGATTCTATTAATATTCAACAAGCCAACAATGTTTTAAACAATCTAAATAGAAATATCCCAACAAGTTCTGAAATGTCTTCTGGTGAGACTGGAATAACGTTCGAGCAGTTTGTTGCACGAACTGCAACAGCAGCTTCTAATCCTAATATTGCTGGTACTGATACAGAAGCAGCTTTGAGAGGTCAAACTGCGCAAGGACAAACAACAGCAAACTTACCCGTTCAACCAGCAGCAAACTTACCCGTTCAACCAGCAGCAAACTTAGCAACTGCCGAATGGCAGGCAACAGAAAAATCAACAGAAGCTTCTTCATATGAATCTTATCGTAGATTATTTGGTTTATAGTTATAGAACATGAGAAGCTTTAAAAGTGTTGGAATTACATCTGCTGAATTAACTACCCAACAGACAGCTATAGCTCCCACACCAAAACCCATAGGAATCATAACTCCTTTACGGTTTGGTGAAAATAACGAAGGTTTACTTGGTATGCATTATACTGTTGGTAATACCATGAAGAACAATCTTCGTGATTTGATTATGACAAATTGGGGTGAAAGATTGGCTTTGTATGACTATGGCGCTAATATTGGACCTTTGGTTACAGAATACGAATTAGGCAAAGGTTCATTCGATGATACAGTGATGCAACGAATTTCTAATGCTGTTGGCAAATGGATGCCTTATGTTGAGTTGGAAGGTTTTGATAGTTCTCAACAATCATATACAACCAGTCCAGGCTTAGGTTTTGTTGTTATAACAATAGATTACAGCATACCAAGAGCATCGATACCAACATCACGTTTACAAATAACTTTTGCGATAACTTAAAATATTTCATATCTAAGATAAGGTAAATTATAATGCCAATTGACACCAGAAGAACAATCGTAGAAGTTATCAAAGAAAGAAAATATCTTAATAAAGATTTCGATAGTTTTCGTGCAGATTTAGAAGAATATGCACGCATATATTTTCCAGATCGTATACAAGATTTTTCTGCAAACGGGTTTGGTGGTTTGCTACTTGAATTAGCGTCTTACATTGGTGACGTTCAAAGCTTTTACCTAGATCATCAGTTTGGTGAATTAAATGCTGAAACGGCTGTTGAATCAAAAAATCTTGAAAAATTATTAAGAGAATCTGGTGTGAAAATTGTTGGTGCGGCACCAGCAGTTTGTCCTATTACATTCTATATTCGTATACCTGCTGGTACTAATGGTTCTTATAACAAAGACGCTCTTCCTATAATAAAAGAAGGAACCGTAGTTAATTCAAATTTATCTATTAACTTTCAGCTTATTGAGGATTTAGATTTCACTGTTACAAAAAGCGATGGAACACCGGGTGCTGGTATAAGTTATGTTCGTGGTGATGTTGATAATAACAACAATCCCACCAACTTCATTTTCTCTGCGACAGCAGACTGTTTAAGCAGCATTACAACAGTTGAATCATTTACTGTTAACGGTTTTGAACCATTTAAAACTTACACTCTCGGAAATCGAGATGTAACCGATATTATTTCAGTTGTTGACAGTGATGGCAACAATTATTACGAAGTTGATTATCTAACACAAGACACAGTTTTTAAATCTGTAAGAAACAGAAATCCTGCTTCAACTGCTGCTCCAAATGAACAATACGTTGAAGCAAACTTGGAGATTCAACCAGCTCCATTCAGATATTATCGTACAACAGCTCTTGCAAGTCGTTTAACAACGTTAACTTTTGGTGGTGGTTCTGGACAAACGATGAATGATGATCTTATACCAGATCCTTCAGAAGCCGCTTTGCCATTATATGGACGCAAAAATTTTTCTAGATTCACAATAGATCCAAATAATCTTTTGAGAACATCAACTTTGGGAGCTATAGCTCCAAATGTAACAATAACAGTAACTTATCGTGCTGGAGGAGGTTTAAGCCATAATATACCACCAAGAAGCATTGTAGGCGTTGCAACATTGATTACTGAATTTCCAAAAAATCCATCAACAACGATAGCTTCAGATGTTAGGGCTTCTGTTGACGCAAACAATAATCTCGCTGGTGCTGGTGGTGCTGATGCTCCAACTCTAGATGAGCTTCGTATTCAAATCCCAAGTGCCAGAGCATCACAATCAAGAATCGTAAGTAAAGAAGATTTGATTGCAAGACTGTATTCTTTGCCAGCAAACTTTGGCCGTGTATATCGTGCTTCAATAAAAAATAACCCTGATAACCCAAACAGTGCGTTGCTTTATATCTTGTGCCGTAACAGTTTAAACCAACTAATACTAGCTCCAGACTTGCTTAAAAAGAACATAGCGGTATACCTCAATCAATATCGTATGATTTCTGATGCTATTGATATTTTGGATGGTCGTATTGTTAACTTGCAAATCAACTATGACATAACAGTTGATCCAACATATAGCCGTCAACTAGTGCTACAAAACGTACAAAGCAAACTTATCAAATACTTCAACGTTGGAAACTTTCAAATGGATCAACCATTGATTTTAGACGACATAAGAAACATTATCTATAACAACGTTGGTGTGTTGGGTGTTAGAGGAATCACGGCAACAAACATCACTGGAACAGTTGGTGATCGTGTGTATAGTGATGTTCGCTATGATATCACAACAAACTTAATCAACAATTCAATTCTTATTCCACCACCAGGAGGAATGTTTGAAATTAAATATCTCAACTCAGACCTTATCGGAAGAGTTTCTTGATTTGTAAAACGCCCCTCTTTACTATATCCTAACAGATTAGGTAAAGCTACAAGAAATATATAATGCAGCTATTTACATCATAGTGGAAAAACTATGTATCGTATTCTTAAAGCTGACAAAGATAGCTACGTAACCAACAAAATCATTCTTAGCACCCGACCTATTAATTCAGCTTCTACGGATGCAAACGTAGGACAAGCTGGTACCATTGACATATTCAAACTTTATAATGTTACTCCTGTTGTAAGTGGAACTTCTGGTGTTGAGTTATCCCGTGGGCTTGTTCATTTCGATTTAAATGAACTAAGGGTTCTTACTAGTTCAATATTGAACATTAACGATCCAAGTTTTAAATGCTATGTATCAATGAAAAACGTATACGGTGGACAAACCGTTCCATCAAACTACACGCTTATTCTTTATCCACTAGCAAAAGATTGGGAAGAAGGTCGTGGTAACGACGTTATTGGCTATCGTGACTTAGATGCTGTGAACTGGTTTACCGCTTCGATTAATCCAACCATTGTAACATGGACAAGTGGTGGAGTAGGATACGGATCAGATGTAACAGATAATAACGCAGACTATTATCTTTCTTCCTCTCTTATTGGTAGTGTTCCACTAGGCTTTTCTCAAAGCTTTGCCAGAGGCGATGAAGACTTGTTAATCGATGTAACCACAGCGGTTTCTGCAACCCTCAATGGCGGTATACCAGATTATGGTTTTAGATTAAGTTTTTCTGGTTCACAAGAAACCGATGCGGTTACAAGATTTGTTAAACGATTTTCCACAAGACAATCCAGAAACACAAACCTACATCCTGCGCTTGTTGTAAAATATAACGATAGCTTTTTCGACAACCAAGCAAGTTCGTTTTTTGATTACAACAACAAAATAGGCTACTACTATTCACCATTTGGTGTTCCAACAAACTTTATATCTGGCAGCACCGAAGTATCTGGTTCTGGCAGCATCATCCTAGAGCTAATAGCCAGCAAGAGCGTATACGTTACTGCAACAACATATAGTTTCAGTCACTCAATGTCGATAAACTATTTGTCTGCAAGTTGGAACTACTTTTCTCAAAGCTTTACTGGTTCTCAGATTAGTTTTGGTGGAATATTCCAAACAGGAAGTTATTATGCCGATGTGTTTATTCCTTTCAATATAGCAGGCTTATCTGGGGTTCTTAAGTCAGACAAGACCGTTGAGTTTGAAAGCGTGTGGAAGTCGTTGGATAATACCGTTATATTCGCTACAGGGTCATCTATAACCCTTCGTCAGCTCCAAGGACGTAACACCATAGTCAACACTCAAAACTATGGTGTTAACATCACCAACCTAGAAGAAAACTATCCAAACAACCAATCAACAACGTTGCAAGTTTTTGTATACGATTATGATCCAACTCTTAAAAGCTTTTACTTGCCTTATAAAGCTCAACCAAAAGTGTTTCCAAAAATGTATTGGAGACTTATAGATCCGTTTACAAAAGAAATATTGATTCCTTTTGATGATGTTGGAACAAAGCTTTCGGCAGATGGTGGAGGAATGTATTTCACCTTGTATATGCAAGACTTGCCTATCAACAAACCTTTGGAAATACAATTTTTGATCAAAGAAAACAACGAAACATATTTGATTGAAAATCAAGGGTTTAAGTTTAAGGTTATTGCATCATGACAACATTACCAACATCAACGCAACGATTGGTTGCTTTACGTCCCGGTGTTTTCAGTCCATCATTGATACGTGGAGTTATTGATCCAGATGGAGGTTTATCAACATTTTCTTCAGAGAATGGTACATTTTTAACACAAGCATCTATTGGAGAAACTGGATCATTTCGTTATGATCCAATAGGTTCTGGTATCAAATCAACCCAACAGCTTAATATTGATTGGAGTTTATTTGAAAACCATGTATTTTTCAATAGTGCCCAAGTAAAAGTTAACGCAGCTTTTAATAAAATTTTTGATCGTTATCCGTTCGATGGAACTCAAAAAGAAACCGAACTTTTTTATGATCAAATGACAGGCTACGAAAATTATGTATTTCAAAACCTACCCAAAAACAAAGGTTATTTGTTTTTTTCTGGAAGTAATATTGGTGATACACCAGTAAAAGGTACATGGGTTACAGTAAAAGATAGTGCTGGTACAGTATTCCCATTTCTTACAAAGAATCCGAACGGTGCTAGCAGACTTGATCCAACAACTGGTTCAGTATCATTTCAGTTCCAAATATATGCTGCATCAGGTTCCAACTCAAACCAAATAGTTTTTCAAAAACTTGAAACTTTAAGTCCAACAGAGCAACATGGTTTTGGTTGCTTTCTTTCGAGTTCTACGGCACCTACAGCGAGCTTAACTTTTTTTGTTGCCTCTGGTTCAATAAATGTTATGTCGGCCTCTATTGAGCTTGTAAAAGAAACTTGGACACCTATTACATTTACTTGGAATAGAACAAGTGGCATAAATCAATTATTTGGTTATGTGAGTGGTTCCTTGGTTGCAACAAGTAGCCAAGTTACAATTCATAATTTAAATTTTCAAACAGCTAGCTTGCTTATTGGAACAGGAAGCAACCTTGTTGCTCCATTGTTTACACCAGCAACAACTTTTTCTGGGGCTATAGACGAATTTCGTTACTTTAAACGTATTGTTTCTACAGATGAAATGAAATCGTATCAAAGTAGTAGCATATATGCTGAACCAGATCTTGCTTTGTATTTTAAATTTAATGAGCCAAGTGGATCATCAACAAACCTTGTTTTAGATTGCTCTGGAAAAGGTATGCATGGTACATTAAATGGATATGCTCTCAACGTCTTAAAGGTAAGAAACATCAATACAGGTTCTTATATGGGTGAAAGCCCAATGATTTATGAAGACATAAGAAAATGTCCGATCTTATTTCCAGATCAACCAAAAGTTATAACATATCGTGAGAACCTTATTGCTGATGGAGCTTTATATGATTCTTATAATCCAAACAATATAACAAAACTTGTACCAAAACAATATTTCACATATGGTCAAGAGCAAGCTGCATTAACAACAGAGGAAGGTGAAATCAATGAGTTGCAATATGGATCAGAGCCAAACACAGTGGCTCTTGGTAGCACACAAACATTGTTAAGTCTTCTTTATATGTGGGCTGGATTCTTCGATGAAATCAAACTGTGCTTGGATGCCTTTTCAACATTAAGACACGTTGATTATAATAACTTTGATACCGTTCCCGATTCTTTCTTAAAACAACTTGCTGATTTCTATGGTTTAGATCTTCCACCTTTGTTTATCGGTTCAGATATTAATCAGTTTATAAATGGTACCAACATTACACCAACAATTATTAACAGCGAATATACTCTTCAATATCTACAAAACCAAATATGGCGTAGGATATTGATTAATGTAAATGATATTCTTAAAAGCAAAGGTACCATTCATAGTATCAAATCTCTACTAAGAGCTGTTGGTATTGATGGTGACAATATTTTTAGATTTAAGGAATATGGTGGACCAACACAACGTTCACTTGATTCTTTGCGTGAATCAAGAAATGAAATAGGTACTGCCTTAAGTTTTAGAGATGGTGGCTACGTAAAGATGCCATATCTTTCTGGTAGTAGAATTGAACCAGGATATCCAACACCTGTAGGTACCTTTGTTATTGATCCTTATACTGGTCACAACACAAATACAACAAACGCTAATGACGGTTTGTTTACAAGCGGTTCATGGACCTATGAAGGTTTATATAACTATTCTGGTACACCTACAAATAATAACATACAAAGTCTTGTACGCATAATCACTACTGGTTCTAGTAATACAGAAAACGTGCTAGCTAACTTATACGCAACAAGTGGATCTGGTGTTACGTTATATGTTAATCCAAATTCAACTGTTGGTGCAACTGCATTGACGATGAGCATAACAACGCCTGACATTTTAAATGGTCAAGCTTGGAACATTAGTTTTGGTAGAGTTCGTGGAGATTCTATTAACCAAGTATCTTCTTCTTATTTTTTGCGTATTGGAAGAAATAATCTTGGACAGATTGCTGAAGAGTATACAACAAGTTCTTATTACGATGACAATTTTGGAACTAACTCTGCTAACAATATGTGGCAAGTCATTAATGGAACATATAATGCTTCTGGTTCTTTTTTAGCATTTGGTAGCGGAAGTACAACGATTGCTGCAACCAATAGATTTGTTAATGAACATGATTTACAAACGTTTGATGGTAAGGTAACGCAAATGCGTTGGTGGAGTAAAGGATTAACCATTGATGAATGGAGAGAACACGTAAGAGACTATAAGAGTCTTGGTGTGGAAGATCCATTGGTTAACTTTAACTTCGAGAACTTTAGAAGCGGATCGTTTCAAAAGCTTCGTGGTGACTGGAATACAGATCAAGTTGAATTAATGACAGATTCAACAGGTTCAATTCAAATCTTTGATTTCTCCCAGAATTATCTACATGCTAGTGGTACAGGATTTCCTGTTGCAGCTTCAGTTATTGTCCCAGAAAGATTTTATTACTCACTTATTTCTCCAAACTTTGATGAGGCTGTAACAGATCAAAAGGTTCGTGTAAGAAGCTATCAAAATTTGGATTATGTAGAACAAGATATTGGTATTTATTCCCAAGTTGCGCCTGTATATGAAATTCAACAAGAACAAATACCAGAAGACAATGCCAAGTTCAGCATTGATTTTTCTATCGTTGATTCATTAAACCAAGATATCATTGGAATGTTTTCTTCGTTGGACATATTCAACAATATTCTTGGATCACCAGACATGATGTTCTCTCCAGATTATCCAGATCTAGAATCATTACGAGACATATACTTTAACCGATTAACAAATCAATTAAACATTCGTGGCTTTTTTGATTTTTATCAATGGTTTAATACAAATATAGGTAAATTTATCGAGCAGTTACTGCCAAGAAAAACAAAATTCAAAGGTATTAACTACGTAATTCAATCTCACATGCTTGAACGTCCAAAATTAGAATATCACTTCGAGGATCTATACGTGGGCGTCAATAACAGAAATCGTCAAAAAGAAGTGCTTTTACTGCAACTTTTTACTGGTATACTTAAGAAATATTAAGGAAAACCATATACTATGCCATACTGGGTTAATGACATATCTTTTAAACCGTTTGTTGATACAGCAAACTATTATGCTAAAACAAATCGGTATCTTACTGTGTCTGGTGGTATGTCAACCAGAGAAATTGACATATATCGTGAAGGTGTAAACCTACGCACAATACAAGATATCTATAATTCAAACCAACAAAAGATAATTGTTCAAGATGGTACCCAAGATAGCTTAACAGAACGAAATGGTGAGTTTACACATCAATCTACATTTATAACCTACGGCCAAGCTGGAGACTATACACAATATACTTCAAATCCTACATTCAATGATTCGCATGTTGGTGTTGATGGAACTTTGTTGATTGGTGAAAAAAGAATAAGCAAAACTGCAAACTATTTGATTGAATCTGGACTTATAGTTGAAGGTTTATTAAATTCAGATGATGTTTATCCAATTTATATGAATGGTGGACCTCAGTTCTATGAAGAATCAATTATTGAACCCTTTCCTATGCCTTTTCGTCTTGCAACCAACGAAAGTCCACAAGAGCAAATCCGTGGAGTATACGCTTTTCTAGAAGCTGGCAACGTTGGTGATGAACGTAGATTTGGTACCGACGTTGTTGAACAAATGGTTTATCGAGATGAACCTAAAATGTTTCGTTCGTATTTGGAATATGGCGCTGGGTATATAATCGTAACAGGAAGCAGCGGCAACATTATTGGGGTGATTGATACAAGACCTAATGCCATTATGGATCAAACTGTTCAACCAAAAATAGAACCTTGGGTCGATAAACCTAATGGTGCGTTCTTCCCAGAACTAACAAATACAACCGATCTTCTTGGTGTAACAGTTACTTCCAGTGTTGTTAACTTTAACGGCGAAGTTGTTGATTCGATTATTCAACCATTTTTTAGTGAAAATTATGAGATAAGTGATTCAAACTTACAAACCAGAGATCAAAAAAGTGCAACAGCAGGATTCACATATGGTAACGTTGCTTTGTATGGAACGGATTCTGTCGCATTTGGTGGATGGACCCGGTAAAACCTGCCCTTTCTACTATATACTAATAGTAGAGGTAACAAAATCAATCTGAAACAGACACATAACTAACATCATGGCAAGAACTCTTAAAGGAACAAGAGCGAGAGGATTACCTCCCAAAGTATTGTTGTCTCAACGACAAGATGCAACAGGTAGTTTTCCAACAATTTGGAGAACATCTAGTGATAATCGTACAGGTCGTTATCCCGTCTTCTTTAACGATAAAAAGGTTTTAGTTTTTAATAAACCTGTAACAGATGTTGGAATTTCTGCGAATACATATCCAGCATATGAAGAAAAAGTTATTACTGTAGGTTCTTTAGGTAATCCAGTAACAGGGAGTGTTATAACATTCGATTATCCTTTTATGGGTACACCTATTGTTGCATTAACAGAATTAACTCCCAATACAAATACTCCAACTGTAAACGTATTTGTCACAAATATAACAAATACAAATTTGACGATTGGATTCTCTGGTCCATTTGAAGGAACAATTGTTTATCGAGCAATATTTCAATTTATTCAAGGAGAACCAGTTAACGTTGTTCGTTCTCCAAGATTTACCAATCAATATTCATTGGTTGTTGCAAAATATGGATCTTTAATTGATGATCACGTTGATATTAATTTCTCCGATTTTGGATCAATTCCATCAGAGAACTATATTGTATTCCGAGATTTTTTAGTAAATAACGCACAAGATATATCTGGTAGCGGCAGTGTCAGCAACACTTCAATTGCTGTAACAGGAAGTGCTAATGGTTTAGGTTCAACCCTTATGTATTATATGGGATTTGGCACTACAACATTAACAAACAATGACATTAAAGTTAATGGAATTGTATATCCATTGGAAATGACACCAGAAACAATCAATTCAGGTTTATCTCCAGAAGCTAAGGCGGATTTGTACAAGCAACCGTATTTTTCTGGCTCTGCGATTGTTAACCAGCCAATTGTGGCTTCTGGAAGGATGGGTAAAGGTATCGCAGACACGTTTATAACGTTCACTCCCGGTCAAGACGTAGAGCCTTTTCAAGACTTTGCGAATCCAGAAGTTGATGGGAAAATCTCCGCAAACATTGGTGGAGTTAATCCTTTTTATGCAACAGGAAGTGCTGTAACAACAACAGGTTTAGGTTTCCAACAACCTCTTTGGAGCAAGAATAAAATAGAGATTGATATAACACCAGCGGCTGCACAAACGATAAGTTTCGAAAATACAGGAAGTTCTGGTAACTATCCTATGTGTTATTGGAATCCAAGTACAAAACAATATGAAGGGATCGGTACTGGTAGGGGATTGTGGAGTGGCTTCGGAAACTCTGCTCCTTCAGATGTTTCCGCATTAAAAAGTCTGTTAGATAACCAAGTATATGGTTTTGGAGCTTCGGTTGATGTTGGTTTGAATACTCTTACTCAAATAGGATCGAATTTATACGCTAGACAAATCAGCACTTTTGGATTTCCATATCATCCAAAATTTCAACCAACTAGCTCGCAACAAATTATAATGAGCGATTATATTTCGGAACCTTTCTTGCTTGAAAAAATCGTTTTTGAGTATAGTGGTTCTTTAGAAGTTAACGGAGGAACCGGCCTAACTGATTCTGCTATATGGACGTTTTTTCTATTAAATAGCAAAAATCAAGTTCCAAATAAAGAATCAGATATTCAAACCATAAGATATCAAAATTTCGGGACTTCAACTGTTGGAACGTTTTTAACTTCCTCTATTTTGACAAATAGCTATCTGGATTTGGTTGATTATTTTCAAGTGGCTTTTACGGGGAGTTTTTCTTCTTTTGACGTGCAAGCGATCAATAGAGAGTTGATAGTCACGCCAACACTTTTGTATTCACCTTTTAGATATCGTTATACCAATCAAATGATTGTAAGTTCTTCCGTTAAGTCAAGTTTGAAATATGATGGTTTTGGTTTTTATGCAACAAAAAATTCACTAAATCAGATTTTAGCTATATCCCAAAGTTTAAACGTTTCTGGGAGAAATGAACTTTATCCTTCGAATGGGAGAGATTGGAGAACTACATTTGAATCAAATCAGTTAAGCGGTATATCAGTTAGCCCTAATCCGGGGGTAATTTCAGAAGTCGAAACAAATACAACGTATACAAAAATAAATCCATATGTTTTATTACCTACAGATAAGCTTACATTTGGTTTTCAGTTGCCTTGGTCTTCGACTATGGGGTATGTCAACTATCAAATGACATCTTCTATTGGATTTGCTCCAACGGGTGTAAACAAAATCATTCTTTACGGGTCATCCCTGAGAGTTAATACAGAAACAAATCAACTTGAAGAATATCATGAGGATAGTCTTAATCAGCTTCTTTCTTCAGAATCCATTCATGAGACAATTGGTTAGATAGAATAGTTACTATCATGCCAATCTACGATGTAGAAAATAGATTCTCTTATTATAAAAATTACTCAGACAATATTTTTGTTGGTCCACCAAAACCAAACATTGGAGATACAACATGGTTTAGATTTGTTTCTGGCAGTGTTGTAAGTGGATCGGAAGAATACAAGGCGGCAAGCACTTTAACCGCTTACTACTATGAAAAAAATAATCAGTTTTTTCGCTCTGGCGAAGTTAGATATCTAAGATTAGCTAGCGGAAAACAAACGATTGAAGACAGCGTTACACCAGATATCATAGCTTTATATACCACAGGTTCATACGGCCAAGGAAAGTTCGTTTATTCAACAAAAGACTTTGGTGGCAGTGATGTGTACCTTAAGATGTATTGGAGCTTGGATGGATACCCAGTAACAGCTAGTTATACCGACAGTACAGTAGTAAATAATATCGTGTTTTCTCAAACATCTCCTTTTGAAAAACAATATAGCTACGTTACAAGATTCACAACAGAAAAATATAGTCTTACCGCTACATTTAAAGAGTTTGGAACATATTTCTCAGCGAACGCTGTGCCGTTTACGGTTATCAGGGAAAAATTAGTTATATGCTTGACTGCTGGAAGCGCAGGTGGGGTTAGTCTTTTTAACAACATCGATGCGTTTGGACAAGGTACCTTAAGTTCATTCACCGTTACCGACTACACAGGAAGTTTTGCGAATCCAACGCTGGCATCAAAACTGGTGTTTGGAATCAAACCGAGTCCGATTAGCACAAATAATCCCGGCCATACGATCAGCGGATATATCGTTTCCAACATGACCGGAGCGTATATCGAAGGCTGGAAATACGGATTGTACAACGGGTTACCTACCAAGTTTTCTTGCGTGTTCAGACAAAATCATTATGGCCAACCAAGAGACATGCTTGAAGGTAGACCATACACAAAAACATACAACAACCCTTTGATTGGCGGACCGCTGGATGAAAGCGGAGGTATCAACTTCATCTCTGGTAGTGCTTTGTCGGGCGAAAGCGACAACTATTTAACTGCATCGATATATCAAGCAAAAGACGTTGCAGCAGCTTATGTTATTAATCCATATGGATCTGGTATATTCGATAAAGAATATCGTGCGTCGCAACCTTGGCATGATGATGATCCAAGAGTAGGAACATAATACATGGGACTTTTATCACCCAAAACACGTTTACTGGACACGATTATCACCGACGAAGGCAGAAGGCAGCTAGGAACAGGTCGTTTTATTCCTGCCTTTTATTCTTTTTCTGACGCTAGTGCGGTATATTCTCCATTAGACACTTATGTTACAGGGAATGTACCAGATTCAAGTATTGCAACTCTTGTGACCTTTGAAGCTTTTCCTTTGCCACAAGTTCAAGTT